GCTAGTCGCCGTGGCACAGGTGGTGATCGAATACCACTCAAGCCCACCGCTACACGTCGAGGCGGTGTCGCCAGCCGAGTGGCCAAGCAGCTGGATCACGTCGGCCTGAAAGCCGGGCAGTTTCTTCAAGTCCAGCGTCCCCAGCACCATGGTCGCAGTGCATTGCGTGGACGTGGACCGCATCTGGATTTCAACGGCCGAGTTGGTGCCCTTGATCTTGCTGAAGATCACGTACCGGGACTCGGTCGTGTTCGAGGTGCTTGCCCCCAAGGCCGGGTTGCACCAGTTGTAGACGCTCGCTGTGACGGTCGAACCGTGGAGTGTGACCGTGGTGTACTGGGCGGTTTCCCAATTGCCGGTGAAGGTGCCGAGGCGCAGGCCAATCGCCTTGCCGCCCAGTCCGACACGCTCGTAGACCAACGCCGACGCATTGCGGTCGCCGGCCTCGACTTGACGCACCACCCTCGCGATCCGCTCGGCTGCCGGCCGAGTGAACGTTACGGGCTCCGTCTTGGATGGCTTGCCGTCAGGCCGGGATGCCACGCTCAGTCCTCGTAGACGGTGAGCACCAGGCGGGTGCCCTCAACGGCAGCCTTTGCGGCATAGTCGCCGGCTGCCAGCCTCAGAATCGCAGCCTCGCCGGCCTTGAGGCGGGCTGTTTCGTAAAGTGTGCCTCCGGCGTAGCGGCCGAAGGACACAGTATGCGTCGTGCTCGTGGCGAGCGATCGGGCAAAGGCAAGACCCAGCGACCCCATCGATGCGGTCGAGATCTGCGTGACGCTCGTGCCGAGGTTGAGCGTGACGGCCAAGACGCCCGCCGTTGCGATGTCGGCCGTGATGCCAGATGCAGAAAACGATTGCGACAAGGCTCCTTTGGAAACCTGTCCGCTGATGGTGTAGCTCACGTCAGGCATCATTGGCTCCTAAAAAGGCGGCGTTCCGAAAAACGAGTTGAAGTCGATCGCTGGGTACGGGCGACGCAGCAACTGGTCTGGGTTGCCGGTTGCCCCTGGGTACTTGAGCCCGCCGTTTTCCGTCAGCGGCTGCGGGGCGGCTGCGTCCACCTTCGTTTCGCCGTCCTCACTCCACGCCCACACACGACGCTTCTGATTGTCCTCGATGTAGTGCCACCCGACGTGCGGCAGCTTTTCGATGTAGCCGTGCTTGCGGTACGTCAGCGTGGTCGTGATCTGCCAATAGTTGATCTTTTGATCGTTGACTACCTCGGTGACCTGCTGGCCAGAGATGCCATTGCATTGCCACGTATAGGCAGGCCCGCCAAGGTATGCACTGGTATTGATTGCGTTCGTGACTTCAGCCGCCAACGCCAGCGGAAACGTGGGGCGATTGGCCGAGATCGTGGCCTGCACTTCGGGGGCCAGCACCGTGAGCCCCTCGATGTAGTCGCCGGCGGCAGTCACTAGAGGGCGGATGTCAGAATTTCCCTCTTCACCGTGGTAGTAGTAGAGCCACGGCACCGTGCCGCCGCTGGTCGAGAATGACCACACGTCGGGGCGGGCCAGCGGATTAGGATCAAAGTCTTCGTCTTTCGGCAGTTCGTAGCGGTACGTCACCTCGGCGTGGTGCCGATCCTGTTCCGTGACGTTGCCATCGAGCATCCGCAGGTATGGATACTCTGGGTGCTGGTCGCCAAACAGGATGCCAACAGCACCAATGATGTCCTGCGTGCCCGTCGGGGCGTCGAGCGTGACAACGTATTTCCGCTCGGCCGTCGGGCTTTCGCCAAACTTCTGCGAGAACGTACGCGGGATGACTTCGCGGTAGGACAGTACGGCCATGGCTACCTCGGAAGCTCCACGACAGTGGCGGGCTTCGTGTTGCGGGCAATGTCGCCCAGCAGCTTGGTTTGCTCGTCGTTTGCGCCTTCAGCTGTCGTGTCAGCGATTTGAACTGGCACTGGAGCACCGCCTGGCACAGATGGTGGTTGCAGTCGCTCGTTGATAGAGCTTCGTGCTGCGCCGATAGCCTCGCGGAAATTAGTTGCCGCAGACGCCAAGGCGCTTTGGTTTTGTTCAGGAAGCGCCGCGATGGTTGCGTTGAGTTCTTGTAGCTTGACGCGATCCTCCGGCGTGGCCTGCCTAACGCCAAGGGCCAGACGCCTAACAAAAGTTTCGCCGCCTGCGTCTACAATCTTTTGCAATTGGTCGCGCTGGGCGACCAGATTGTCTCGCTGCTGTTGGCTATCACTGCGAGTCTCAATGCCGAGAATCTTGCCGTACTTAGTAACGAAACCTTCAATGAATTTTGCCAACTCAAAAAAGGCATTGCCGGCGAGCTCAATAAAGCTAAGCAAGCCGGCGGCAATGTTTTGGGCGATCCGTTGCGGGCCAGTGGCCTTTACGAGCTCAAGCAAATCTTCTGCAATTGTCCCCAGCGGGCCTGCAAGTTCGCCCAATACCTGCTTTGCCAAGTTGCCGACAATGGTCTGAACCTTGCCAAACGAATCAAACATGCTGTCGATTGACTTGACGGCGTCTTCTCTAATGATGCCGCCAAGCGATTCCGTGTCTTTGCGGATGGCCTCGAGGTAGCCAGGCCCCTGAGTAAACAACTCGCCAAGCTCAATGCCGCCTTTCCCAAAAAACTTCACCGCTGTTGCGGCACGTTCGGCGGGATCTGCAATTTGAGACAATGCGTCCACGATCATCTCAAACTGTTTTTCGGGCGTAGAAGCCTTGAGCTCCGCAAACGTAATCCCAAGTTTTTCAAACTTTTCCTGCTCTTTTTCTGAAATCGTTGCTTTGCCAATGTTGATCGTCAGTTTTTGGATTTGCTTTGCAAACGAAGCTATCTCAATGCCGTTCTGGGCTGCAGCTTGGGAGTACGCTTGCAATGCCTCCACGCCAACGCCGGTGCGATTGGCAACGTCGTTGAGGGCGTCAAGCTCTCTCCCGGCAGCCAAGGCGAAGTTGGTAATGCCAGCGGCTGCGTTTGTGACTGCACCAGCCAGGCTAACAAAGGCGGTCGTGGCGGCAGTGATGCCGCCGATGGCGAGCTTGGCTATTTCGATGTTCTTCAGCGTGCCCAGGTCGTCGGCGGCCTTTTTGCCAGCCGAGCCCATTTCATCCAGACGCTTATTTACGTCCTGAACGGCCTGCGCCAGTTGCGCCGTATTGGCGCTGATCTGCATCGCTAATCCGAGGGCCGTTGACATCGCTGCTTTTCCAGGTCTGCCTTGAGTCTTTGCAAGGCGTCGATCATCTGCGTTTTGTGTTGCGGCGGCTTCTCAATCGGTATGAAATCGTCAGGCTTTGGCGAATGTCCGCGCTTGCTGTACGGGGCCAGCACCGCACTGGCCAACACTCCCATCTGCTGCCACGAGTCATCCAGCGGACGCCAGAACCGGGCGTAGCAGATCCACTCCGCCAGCTCGTGACTGTCCATCCGCTGCTCAATCTCTCGCACCGTCATCCCGAGGTGGCCCGCCAATGCAAACAAAAACCGCCGCATTGGTCGGGCGTTCATTCCCCCGCGAGTTCCGTGATGTCCGCCTCCGCAAGTTTGTTGTATTTCGCCGCCACGTCGAACAAGTTGCTGACCACGCCGCTATCGAGCGTCGCGATGTCACGCCACTCGTCATCCGAAAACAGCCGCACGCCGTGCTCGTCACACAACGTGACCGCGAGGTAGCGGCTGCGGAAGTCATCCGGCACCTTGCCGGACGGCGACCGCAGCGATGAAACCTCCCACGCATCGCGCTCACCCACGGTCATAACCCGCACGTAAAGCGGATCCGACACGCCGTCCACCTGCACCTTGAGCGGCTTACGCGGGGCAGCAGCTGCCTTGAATTGCTCTTTGAGTCCCATGCCTAGCTGTCCGTGAGTTTGTATGTGACAGAAAAACGTGTCACATCGTTGACGCCGTGCTGTACGGCGATCGACTCACATACTGCCCATGCTGTCAACGAAGAGCCGCCGCCTGATATTTCCAGCTGCTTGCGTTGCCCCCACTGGGTCGATGACGTGTTCGCCGTGCCGTAGCACGACAGCGTCACGCTGCCGAGGTTGTCGCTCCACCGCGTGCCGTCATCAGGCCCGCGATCAGTAGCGGCACCTGAGCCGAATGTGTAGGACAGGTCAAAAACTTCCTGAAAGGAAGTGCCGCCCCACTTTGCGGTGATGCCTGTTGAGTACGTTGCCACGGCAGGCTCCCGTGGTCACGCCACCCGAAACTCGGCACTGCCTCGGATCACGTCATTGACCGCGAGCGTAATCGACGAGCTCGAGACGGTCGCAGAACCGCTGAGTGTCACGCCACCGGTGATTGCAAGCGTGCCAGTGGCGCCACCGGCCAGGATGCCGGTGCCGATGTACTCAACGCTTACGGTCTTGCCAGTGTCCGCAGATCCGGCAGCACCCTTGAGCGGGCGAGCCTGCGAGAGAACGCTTGACCCCGTTGTCTGTCCGAGGTGGCTCACGTCGATCACGTCCGCCGAACCGCCAGCCGACTCGCTCTGGCTGTACGTGATCGAGGTCACGCTGCCGGTAAAGCCCGGAAAAGTCAGCGTTGTGCCGGATCCATCATGCGGCGTCGAGGCCATGCTTTACGTCTCCTGCCACCAAACGTCGTAGGACTGCGTGATCTGGTACACCGGCGGCATGTCTGCCCCGGCGAGCGTCACAAAGTCGTCGCTCTCGTTCTCCAGCGACGCCTGTTTGACTTCTGTATTGTCCGCCGTGCCGCCGTATCCATCCAGAACAACACGCATTGCGTCGGCCACGTCGCGGGCCTGCTCGTACGTCGTGGCGTAAATGGCATAGTCCACGCTCACCCGTGGCACGCCCATCGGGACCGAAAGCGTCTGCTCTCGCTGGATGCCAGCCCGACGCCATGTGACAAACGGCAACGCGGCGGATGCTGGGGCCAGCACCGGGTAGATGCGAGTGCTCACCAGCGAGGTGACGGCCGTGCTGCCGACCAGGGCGGTGCGAAGGACGGCTTCTGGGTATTTGGCTGGCATAGGTCAGAACGGCGTGGGGCCGATGTCTCGCTTTGACGGGAAATTGGCGGCCAAGTCTTTTTGGGCCGCAATCAGAGATTTCGTCATCTCAATGGCCAACTGCGACCGCATCGTGCCAAGCGACTCTCTGTAGGCACCCTTTACTGGCGGCTCGCCCTTGCTGCCGCCGATCGGCATATCACGCACGCTCAAGATTCCGCCCTTTGGGGCCTTCTTGAAAAACGCTCGCGGGTATTTCGGCGAGGTGTTCACGCGAACAACGCCAGCAAACTTCCCGCGTTTGGCAGTGCGAGCAATCTTGAACGGGCCCAGCGACTTGAAGCTTGACGCCACAGACGCACCGGCGCGCCGTGACGAGGTCTTGATGATTCGCTCCTTGGTGCCGAACTCCAGAAAACCAGCGTGGTAGGCACGGTCTTTTCCCTTTTTGACAGCACCGCCGCCGGCGGACTTTGACTTGCCGCTGCCAGCCGCCACGAATCCAACCAGGCCAACCGCGTTGCCGCTCACGTAGGTCTTCACCTTGGAAGTGATGGCTCGCTTGAGGTTGCCCGTCGGGCCGCGTGGCGTGTTTCGCTTCAGCGCGTCCATGCCAGGCTTCAGGCTGCGACGAATCGCAGCGCCCATGTGTTTCCTGGCGAGGCTCGTGCGGAATCCACGGAATGCCTCCTGGAGCTTCCGCAGCTCAGGAAACTCAACCTTGATGTCGATGCCGCTGGCCATTACGGCACCTCTTCACAGATAGCGACGTGCTCGCTGCGGTTGCCGTACTCGAGCAGGCTGACAATGTTCAGTGTGCGGTTCCGCCATGCGAATCGGTCAAGCTGCGTTAGGCCCGGCAGATACCGCAGCCGCACGCGGTGCGTGATCGTCACGTCTTGCTGTCCGGCCGCCAGCGCCTCGCGGGCAGATACGCCTTCAACGCTGGCCCACACCGCAGACGAATTGCTCCACGAAAGAACCGTCTCGCCAAGCGTATTGGTGGCCCCGCTGGCGATCTGCACCGTGACTCGCTCGCGGAGCTTGCCGGGGTCGATCATCGGTAAGATCCCCACCGCTGGGAGTCCAGCAGCGACGTGACGCCGTACGGAACGTCCTGCGGCACGGCACCTGTGGCCACCGCCGCCTGCCGGCTTTCGTACCAGTGCCCGATCAGCATCAGTATCGCGTGCCGAATGGCAGCCGGGACACTGGTTCCGCTGGCCCCGTAGCCAGCCCACCACGTCACGCTGATGGCGTTATCGTCCTGCCGGTGCGGCGTCCACGTGCTGCCGTAGATAGGCAGGATCGTGCCAGGCGTGGCGTAGCGGTCCACGCGGTATTCCGCCGTGCTGTACGTGCTCGTCGGCCCGGCTTCCTGCGTGAACGTCACAGTAACAGCCGTGGCCGTACCGCTAAACACCACGGGCGGGCGGGGCAGTTCAACCGGCTCAATGCCGCTGTCGGGGAACTTATCGAACCGCATCACCCACTGGGTATGCACCAGCGTGCGGTCGATGTACTGTTCAACCCACTCGCGGGCCGCCGTGATGAGCGTGGCGATGTAGGCATCGTCATCGCTCGCGTCCACCCGCAGATGGGCCTTGGCCTCGGACAGCGTGACGGGCTCAACGGCTGGCGGTGTCGCTCTGGTCAGACTTCGGTACTGCACGCGGGCGTCCTCGTTTCCTTGGCGTGGCGTCGGCCGTCTCGGCCTGGTGCTCGACGGCGGCCGTCTCAATCAGCGTCTGTTGGCTATCCTCAACCGCGACACGCTGGGCGAGCAGCTGCGAGGCAAGCCCGCCGGCGATCTCCACCACCTGCCCCTTGCGGTATCCACGCCACGCACGGGTGAATTTCAGTTTCCTCATTGGGGGACGCTCCATGCAGTTTCGGGACGCTTCAGCGTGTTTGCGAACTCCGTGCTGTACTGGAAAACCGGCCTATCTAGTTGCTTGCCGGGCCACGTCACCATGTACTCGCCATGGCCCAGCACAATGCGTGGCGAGACATGGACGCGGTTGCCGCCCTTGCGGAACTGCTTCCAGAAAAAGATGTCATCGTCAGTGCGGCCTTCGCCCCACTCACCCGCCTCGTTGGGGATGCCTTGAAACCACGGTTTCGGCGTCCGCTTGAGGGCCGCCGTCGAGATGACCGTGCACCCGAAGTGGGCGCTATCCACCTCCTGCACGGGCTCCGCGAACCAAGACACCGGCAGTCGTGTTTTGCCTTCCTCGGGTGGGTTGTCCAGCGTACCGAGGAGCGTGAGCATCGGGCGGCCGTCCTCCCGCTTCGTTTGCAGGCCAGTGACGGCGTCGCACTGGAACGTCATCGCCAGAGCGAAAAGGTGCTCCACGTCCTCGCGGGTGAAGAACGTGTCGTAGTCGATGGTCAGGATGTACTCACACTTATCCACGAACTGCTCGCAGACTCGTTGCAGGCACTGGCCCCAAAACGCCCCGGTCACCTTGGTGGGCCGGATCCCGAGCGGCATCAACGCCTGTGCCCACGAGTAGAAGTTGTCCATGAACCCAAGCCGTGGCACGGACATGACGGCCTCGACCCGCACGTCCACCTGCGTCTCGCCAACCTTGACCAGCATGTGCAACCTCAACAAAGAGAGCGGGCCGCCCCGGTTTGGAGCGGCCCGCCCAGTTTGCACATCAGGTCAAGCCGTCAGACTCACGCACCAACGAGGGCGATGACCGGGCCGGCGACCGTGTCGCTGCCCAGCTCGCTCCACGAGATGGCGCACCGCATGGTGGCACGGACCACCACCTGATCGCTCAGGAACGCCACCTGATCGCTGGACGCGATCTCGAGGCCACGACGCACACCGAAGTGGGCGGCGTTGCGGAGGTTGGCGAGCAGGGCCATAACCTTGCCCGTCTGGTCGCCAGAGCCGACCATCTGGTGGCTGAACAGCACCGGGTAGCCGAGGAAGCTCAGGCCCATGCCCTGCGACAGGCCGACCGAGCCGCCCTGGTTCAGGTCAAGAGCCTGCATCGAGGTGGCGAAGGCGTACGGCGAGACGATCCACGCCGCACCCTGACGCGAGTGCGAGGGCATCGCGCCCAGCATCGTCAGGTAGTTGGCCTTGGTGATCTCGTCGAACGTGTCGCCGGCAGCCGTCACGAGGCTCGCGGCGTAG